CAGCGCGGCACCAAACATCTGTGTGCTGGTCACGCCAGGGCCGGACACGTCGTCGACCATATTGGCGCGCTGGGTGACGATGCCGTACAGCGGCAGTACCGCAATGCCGGCACCGCCAGTAGATTGCGTCATCTGACGTTTGATTTGGCGGGCTTCGCGGTCTGCCATGACCTGAGTCAGAACGTCGTCGCCAGCAGGCTGGCCTCTATTCCATCGTCCCAATACGGCCGTCAGTGCATTCAGGCGTTCCGGCATCAATGCCCAGGGCGTCGCCAGAAACTCGGCCATCAGCAGTTCACCCTTCATGTCATGCCTCATCGTCGTCATCTTCCGTGTTGATCTTGTTGGGCTCGGCGTTGTCGTCGTCAGGCGGCGGTGCCTTGGCCGGTTGCTGATTGGTGCCGGTCATCCCCATGTTGAGCGCCACCAGTGGCTCATCCAAGCCCGGCAGCGGTGTGTAGTTTTCTGCGATACGCACTTCGTTTCTGGTTAGCGCACCCATGCTGACCATGGCCGAGTAGTACGTGGCGCGGCTGTTGGCGTCCCCTCGCATGAGCGCTGCAAAGTCAAATTCGCAGTCCAGCCCTTCGTCATCGAGCATCAGATCGGCGCGAATACTGGCTTCCCACCGCTCGGCCCAGGGCCGCATGGTGTAGCGCACGAACTCGATGGACTGCTGCTCGATGTTGTTGTTGGTCGCCCGGTCCAGGTCCGCAATCATGTGCGGCGGCACCCGAAACAGGCGAGCGATATCCGTCACCTGAAATTTGCGCAGCTCAAGGAACTGCGCTTCCTTGTTAGTGACGCCAACCTCGTGGTACTTCATGCCGGCTTCCAGCACCAGCACCTTGCCACGATTCATTGCGCCTTGCGCGTTCTGGTAAGACTCCCGGAAATTGTCGCGGGCGGGCTTGTCCTTGAAAGTGCCCGGATACTCGATCCAGCCGCCGGTGGGCTTGGCGTCGTTGGCAAAGAAGCGTGAGCCATAGTCCTGTGCGGCCAGTGCCAGTCCAAAGCTCTCACGCGCCATCTCAATGGGGGAGAGGCCGATCATGCCGTCGCTGGACAGTCCCCGCAGATGCCAGACCGCGCTGCGCGGTAGAAAGGTTTGATTGCCAAATCGGTCGATGATGCGATAACTGTATTCGTCAGCCTGGCTCTGCGAGAGCACCAGGCTGATGCGATCCGGGTGGATCGGAATCAAGTCGGTGATTTCCCCATTGGCGTTACCAACGATCCTGCAGAACGCGTTGCCGCGCAGCGCCAGATGCCCCATGAGCATTTCACGCCACTCGAATGGGTTCTGAAACCGGTTCGGGCGCAGGTGAAACAGGCGGTACAGCCAGTGATTCGTCACCTCGACCTTGCCCCGGTTTTTGCCGGGGCGGTACAAAATGAATGGCAGCGAGGCCATGCTCTCGGACAGGATGCGCACACAGGCGTACACCGCCGACAAGCGCAGCGCAGTTTCTGACGAAATCCGCGCGCCGCTGACCGTGCGCATCGTGACCGGTTCGAACCAGAACGATCCCCAGGGACTGCGATCATCCGAGTCGGCGCGCGGACCGCCAAAATTGCGGAAGAAATCAGCGAACTTTCCCATCACAACACCATCAGTTCATAGTCGCTGCCGATCACCATGCCATCACCCGGTTTGATGGCCCGCGCGATCGCCATGATCAGCGCCACGATGCCGTCGATCTTGTTCTCCGGGCGTTCCTTCCTTGGATAGATGTTGTCCTTGGCATCCATGTGGGCCACCACGTTCGATGCCATCCAAGTGAGCACTGGGTCGCCGTCGTGAATCAATTTGCGTTGCAATACCAGCGCCTCAAGCGTCTTCATCGGCTCTGAAAAATTGAGCACCGTCGGGCGCACTTCGATCATGGGCAAACCCTCTGCCAGCATGCGTGTTGAGAGTTGCGTGGCCTGGAACGGGTCGTAGGCCACGGCCTGCACCTCAAAGCGCGAGGCCAGTTCCACCAGCTCGCCCTCGATCCAACCGAAGTCGATGACATTGCCCGGTGTCACGGTAAGGCGACCGCTTCTGGCCCAGCCAGCGTACTGGCTGTTCTCGGACGCAGACACCGTGTCCTCCGGCAGCCAGTACCGGCTGAACACCGCGTAGGCACCGGCGACGTCCGGGTGCTGGAACACCAGCACCAAAGCGGCCACGTCCGTTTTACTGGCCAGATCCAATCCAATCCAGCACGGCTGGCCAACGAACGCTTCAATATCCAGGGCAGGATTGGCGCAAGCATCCCAGGCGCGCATATCCATCCACGCGGTATCGGCGTTGACCCACTCGTTGAGATGCTTGGTCTTGAAATTGTTCACGGCGCTGGGCAATTGCATGGCCTTGGCCTGCAGCGGCGCCAGCACTTCCGGGCGCACCGAGATGCCCCAATTCGGATTGGCCTTGATCAGCGCGGTCTCCAGCGTCCAGTCGTCCCCGTCATCGAGCCCATAGACGATGCCAAACTGGCTGTCGTCCTCGAAGACGCCATCGAGCAGGCGGGTCACAAAGGTGCGAATCTCGTAGCAAATGCCGGAGCGGTTGCTGCCGGCCGTGGTGATCACCCACAGGAGCGAGTTATCGCGCTTGCCGGTGCCGGTTTCCACCACATCGTAGACCGTGCGCGTTTTGTGGGCGTGCAGTTCGTCCACGCAGCCGAAGTGGATGTTGAGCCCGTCCAGGGTCGAACCTTCTGCGGACAGCGCTTCGAATTTCGAGCCACTGGCCATCACATGCATGTTGTGCGCGCCGACCCCGACGCCAAAGCGTGAGCGAAATCCAGCGGACTGGCGCGCCATGGTCTGCGCATCGCCAAACACAATGCGCGCCTGGTCACGTGTGGTCGCCAGCGAATACACCTCGGCGCCACCTTCACCATCAGCCGCCAGCATGTACAGCGCCAGCGCCGAGGACAGCGTGGACTTGGCGTTGCCGCGCGGCACCTCGATGTAGGCACGCCGAAACCGGCGCTTGCCATCAGGCTTGACCCAGCCGAACACGGTGGTCAGGATGAATACCTGCCATGGCTCCAAGTGGATCGGCTGTCCGGCCAGCGGGCCTTTGACGTGGGGCAGGCGTTCAAGGAACGCGCACAGGTTGTCTGCCGGAGAAAACGATTTACCCGATCGGTCCGCCAGCTTTGGATTGAAACGATAGGGGCTGGCTTTGCCCTTGAACTTGACCAGGTCGTTCAATTGCCGCTGGCAGGCCTGCTTTACCCATCGGCAGGCGGAAATATCACCTTCCACTACTGCTTCGGCGTAACGACGGGCTGCGGTGACGTAGTTAGAGGTTGCCATCGGTCCAGTCATTTGAGGCTTGGCGAATGCGCCGTAACGCTTCCGGGTCGCCTATGCGATGGCCTTGGCGCGGGTGCTGTCGCCAATGCCGTCCGATGATGGGCAGGTGCAGCACATCGCCCCCCTTGGCAACGAGCAGCGTCAGCAGCCAGTCGGAAAAATTGTTGATGTCGGTGGTTTCCTTGAGCACGGCCTCGACGGCGAGTCGACGCATCACGATCAGGCCGTGCACATGGCTGCCGCTGCTGGCGTGCTGCCGGCGGCTGTAGGTCAAACGCCGTACAGCAATGTCTCGCCCGCTTTCGTTGGTCAGCGTTTCGTCGGTGTAGGCCATCACCGCCTGCGGGCAGGCATCCAGCGCATCGGCCAGCCGCGTGAAGGCACTCGCTTCGTACAGGTCGTCGGGATCGACGTAGGAAACCAGGGGCAAGATGCCCTGTGCATAGCCAGCGGCACGAGCCTCGCCAATGCGGCCCGGAATCCCCGGCAAGATGTGCAACTGGATCGGTGCGCCCGCGAGGCTGGCGATGCAGGCCTCGCGCCATTGGGCAGGCTCGTATAGGGTGAGCAGATGAACATCGATGCGCGCTTCGGTTGCCATCAGTCCGTCTATCCCGCGATGTCCGCCCAAGGATCGAGGTCGTCCTCAGCGGCTTCCATCGGCAGCGTTACGCGCGAACGCGAGGCTGGCGTGAAGCCCATCTCGGTGGCGGCCTTGGTCATGATCTGCGCCTGCTTGTTGGCAATCGCCAGATACGGGGACTGCATCGGCACCCCGGTGTTAGGCGCCTTGATGAGCAATCCGGTCTTGTTGATGCCGGCTTGCGCTTTGCGATAAAGGTCGGCGGCACATGCCCACACTTCAAGCACTGACATGTCGAGTTTCTTCAACAGGTGCGGCGGCGCGCATTCCAGTGCATAGCGCCAGGCCGACCTCGCGCCTTCGCTCATGTACTCGGGCGGCTCGACCAACTCTCCTTGCGGCTTGGGCTCGCGCAGGTTGGTCCGGCATTTCTGCAGCGTGCCTTTGATTTGCTTGACTGTGGTGGGCAGCGGTTTGCGACCGGCCATAACGATTCCATCCTGGGGGGAGTCCCCCCTGTTTCAATTTGCACGCACAAAAATTTGACTGGGCGCACGCATCGCTCGAACGCGATGCCAAAGAATTCACCCCCCTACCGGGGTGTGGGCCTGCGTCGTGCGCTTTCACGCGCGGACTTGGCGTTGTGGCAGGACACGCACAGCGACTGCAGGTTGGCAGCATCAAAGCGTGCGCCACCTTCCTTGATCGGTTTGACGTGATCTACAACCTTGGCCGGAACAACGCGACCGGCGGCCTCACAGGCCACACACAACGGGTGCGTGGTCAGGTGCGCGGCGCGAACGGCTCGCCAATCGCGCGACTGATAGAAGCCGACTTCGGCATCGAAGCTGCGACGTTTCCGGCCGTAGTCACGGTGGATGACGGACCGATGTGTCTCGCAGTGCCCGGGCACAGCCAGCACTGCTAAACAACCCGGATACCGACAAGGAG